GCGCGCGAACGAATTGAACTTATGAAAGAAGCCACGAAATGATAAAAGCATTCATAGAAAACTTAAACACTATTCTTGGTGCTGTCTGTATGTTCACTGCGATGTATGGCTTGGTGACAGAAAACTACATGATGGCTTGCGCATACGCATTATTTTTTATCGCCTTTCAACAGGCTACAGAGGAAACAAAATGAAAGACTACTTCAAGACCCCCACACCAGAAGAGCTGGCTGCCACAGAGCTGGATGAAGCCAAGCGCGAACTGTTGCGCGCGCTGTCTGGCCAAGACTACGCCAACCGAATCGTGCAGTACCACGAAGACCGCATCAAGCGCCTGACGGAGTACTTACATGGATGACGTCATCAACATCGGTTTAATTTGTCTGCTGCTGGGCATGGGCGTTGTCGCCACGCTCGCTGTCCTAACCATCTACGTGGAGTTCTTCCTTGATTAACGCCTTTCACCCCGACTACATGAAGACGCATGAGCCCACGTTCATGCAGTCATTCCGCACACATGAGGCCAACCGCCGCGCAGCTGAGACGCTGGCCAAGCATGTGTCCGCCAAGCGCAAAGAAAACCCAGCGTACGGCTACGTCCACGGCGTCAGCAAGATACCGCTGGAGATGCGTGAGTTCCACGTTTACAGCAGGGCAGGTGCCAAATGATTGATTGCCAAACTGTTGAGAAGGCCATCCACAAGCAAGTGGCCGGCAACCATTACAAAGACATGCCCATCCAGCCGGTGGAGTACATCTACGCAAACGCGCTGGGTTACTTTGAGGGCAACGTCGTCAAGTACATCAGCCGCTGGCGCAAGAAGGGCGGCGTGGCCGACCTTGAGAAAGCCAAACACTACGTCGAACTTTTAATTGAAATGGAGAGCCGCAATGCCCGAATTTAAGACATGGTCCCGTGAGAACTTAGATCAATTTGCCACGGAGGCGTACATTAAGCTGCAGGAGCAGGAAGACCTGATCCAGCAGCTTAATTGGGACCTCAAGGACGCCATCAAGGCGTACCGTGAGCTTATGCTGCGTGATACTCAGCCTCAGTGAGCACACCAGGCTTGTACTTGTTCTCGGGCCTGTAGATCGTCAGCTTCTGCTGGCGCATCTCAGGCGCGAACGAGATGTGCATCCAGCGTCCGTATTCGTGGATCATCTGGTCAAACTTGATGCCAAGCTCTTCGACCTTGTGGCACAGCTGAATGGGCGTCAGGGTCGAAGACGACACGTCGATGGCAAAGCCGTCCATGTGCGAGCTGACCTTGGACCCACCCACCGCGACGTTCACGTCAGGCAGGCGCAACCATGAGTTGATGCGCAGCGGGCCAGTGACGGCGCGCAGTGGCTCCAGACAGGCAGCGGCATGCTTCATGTTGGCCAACTGCAGTTCGCTTGGTTGGTTGGGGATGCCCATGCGGACGGCTGTCTCGCTGTAAGTGGCTTCTTCAAGAGTAAAGTGTTCTGAGAGGTTCATTTTGTAAACTTGGTGTAAAGGTCAATACAAGAGTTCAGTTCGATGATGGCTTGGTCACCATCGGCTGCGATGGTGATAAGGTCGTCAGCAGTCTTTGGGTCAAGTTCGGCTCGCGCTTCTGGATCTCCGCTGGTAGCGGAGGCAGAGCAACTGGCACGGATTGACAGGCGCTGAGCACCAGAAGCGACATCAGCACGCAGCTGGTTAATTTTCTTTTGGGCATCTTCTTTGTCCTTGTGGAGTTGTTCAGCAGTTTTGGCCGCTTCGATAGCACGCTCAGCAGCAATTCGATTAATCTCTTCTTGCTGCTCAAGGTAGGCGACGTGGTGACCAACGTAGAACACGCTGATCAGCGCCAGTAGCGCGGCGATGATGCTATTCGGGCTTGGCATTTTTCTCTTCTTTGTTGAAGGCAGAAATACCCAAGATGGCTGCAAAGGCGATGTGAATGAAACCGCCGTTGGTCAGCGTCAGGGGTACCCACTGACGAAACGCGTCGTTAGCCGCCTGCGTCTCCCAGAACTGCACAATGGTGTACATGATAGGGAACGCGACAAAGTCAGCAATATTCACGATCATGTAGGTTAGACCCATCAGATAGGTCCATTTCTGTTTATGGTTCTCGTCCATCTTTCTTCTCCTTGTGTTTCTCGCGCTCCTCCCGTAGGAGCACGATGGCTTTGTTTACCTCGCGCCTGTTGTGCTCAAGCGACTTGTCCAACTGCGTCATGCGCAGCAGAAAGTAGAACATCAGCACGAACAAGATGCCGATGACGACGCACAACAAGAAGATTATTGCGTTGTTGTCATGCTTAGCCATACGGTACCCATCAAGACCCAAAAGTAAGACACCAGCATTATCGACCAGAACCATGTCAAATTGCGGTCAATTTGGTCACTGCGCTGTTGGGCGGCACGCGCAACGTTCAGTGCTTTCTCACGCTGTTGTTTCATCTGGCGCGCGGCTTGGCCAACCTTGACCTTGTCCTGCATCTCTTTGAACTGCGACCAGATCGGACCCAACTGCCACGGCGCTCTGGCACCCATCAGGTCCATCAGGGCTGGGTAGGCGGCGTCAAGCTCGACCTGCAGCTGGGTGAGCTCTAGAACTTCTTTTTGGTCGATGACGTCTTTGCTGAAGACCTCGGCGTAGCGTTTGTCGGCGTGCTCTTTGAGCGTGTGGTAGTTGTCAAACCAGTTGCCTACATGGCCTATGAACTGCTGGACTACTTCGTCTTGGGTGGGGACGTGGTTGACGTAGACTTCTTTTTTGAATTTTGTGGGCTCAGGGCTTGCAACAGGTTTAGCAGGCGCGCCCAGTAGACCTTTGACCCAGCCCCAAAGGCCGGTGACTTCACTGTAGATGTTCTTGGCGTCGGCGACGCCGCCTTCAATGGTCTTTTTAACCTTTTGGATTTCAGCAGTGCCCTCGCGGAGGCAATCGCAGCAGTACTGAATGCCAGAATATGCTGCACGCATTGCTTGCAGCGCGAGCAGAATTTCTGGGCCCACATCACAGACCTAACAACTTCTTGATGAACTCAGCCGCCACGCCTGGGCCGAGCAGCACAGCCAAGATCACCACATACAGCAGATATTCAATCTTGGTCATGCGCTTTTCGCCAGACGTAAGCTGACCATCTATGCGGCTGTAACGCTCGGCACAGATGGCTTCATGAACCGCCAACTTTGTTTCCACGGAATCACTCATACAGAATGTTGATTGAACCAGCGTCAAACGTGTCTGTGCCGTTTGTAGTCGTGAAGCGAACAACGCCAAGAACTCCAGCAAGTGTTTTACGTCCAGAAATAATTCGTGAGGTAGAAGCTGCGTCCCCACCAATTACCGCAGTTAAACACCAAATGTTCCCAGACAAAAGCGTTAATGTAAAAGCTCCGCTATAACTTTGGGCTGCGCTAACAGATGCTGTATCAAAACCAGCAGTAAAGTTGTTAGTAGCCAGGGAGGAACTTTCAAACTGTGAGCCGACATATCCAGATGTTTCAGGCACAATTGTTGGCCCTATTTGAACACGAAAACCCGCAGTACCGTTTGTGCTTACGCTGTTCAGCATCACAGTAATACGCTTCACCCAAGAAGGGATAGACGTAAAGTCAATGCTAGTGCCAGATGTGGATGCTTGCGCTGTAGCCGATTGGATGCCGTTATACACAGCGCCTGTGTTGGTTGTAACTCCAGCGGAGCCATCAATTGTTACTGCCATGATTAGCCTTCGTAGAGAATGTTGATTGAGCCAGCGTCAAAGGTGTCTGTGCCGCCAACGGTTGTGATACGAACACGGTCTAAAACGCCACTAAGAGTAATAGAACCTCCATTAACAACCGCTGTGTTGTCATTAGTCTTATTGATTGAGCTAGAAGCAACCCAAGTATTTCCACTAATGTTTGTTAAAACATAAAACCCTACACGAACAGCAGCGGCAACTGTATATGTAGCGTTTGCAACTTCTAACGGGAGTCCAGAAGTTGAGCTTCCGTTATATGATGAGCCTGGAACAATTCCAAAAGAAGATGATACATACCCAGAAGTTGTAACTGACCCAGAGCCAATTTGAATTTGAACAGGACTTGTTCCGTTAGTAGACACACCTTGAAACATAACAGTAATACGTTTAAGCCGAAGCCAGCACCAGAAGTGCCTGTGGGCAAAGGCAAACTGTCGTCTAAACTAACCAAAGTGTCAGATGAAGTTGAGCTTCCGCCAGAAGCTACCCTACAGCAACTTGATGATATTCGTAAGGCTATCAACGCCGACATCGCCGCAGCCAAGTCGTCCATGAACCCAACGGCCAGCTCGACACTGCGCAACTTGGGCCAGCTGCATGACGCTATTGACGACGCAATCGGTAAGAGCACCGC